CATTAAAAGTTGTGCCTGATAAAGTTAAATTTGTTCCACCAGTATAAGTTGTATTTGTATCTGTTGGGGTTGCCCAAGTAAATGTGCCATCGCCATCACTTCTTAAAAATTGTGAAGATGATCCATCACCTGAAACATTTAACTCATCTGCCCCTACTGAATTATCAGTAATTGTAGAAGCATTAACTGTTCCTAATACTGCTAATGCACCTAATCCTAAATTACTTCTTGCAGTAGAAGCACTTGCCAAATCTGATAAGTTATTAGATGTTAATAAGTTAAGACTTGCACTCCCAGTAACATTTCCAGTTACATTTCCTTCAATGGTTGCTACAAGTGTTCCAGTAGATATGGTTAGATCACCAGTAGCACTTGGTGTAGAAGTCGTTGTTCCTAATGTAAATTTATCAGCAGATTCGTCCCATATAATTGCAGCATTATCGCCTGTGCTACCTCGTTCTATGATTAAACCACTATCATTAGCATTAGAACCTGACCCACGATTTAATCCTATAATATTATCTGATACATCTAAATTTGTTTGGTTTACAGTAGTGGTTGTTCCATTTACTGTTAAATCTCCTGATAGAGTGATACTTGCCCCTTGTGTTGTGCCAGTTAAGGTTGGGGCAGCTAAAGTTTTGTTTGATAAGGTTTCTGATCCTGTTAGAGTTACTTCTCCACTTGATACTAAATCTATTGTGCCATCGCTATCTTGATAGGTTACAGTAATGTTTGTTTCAGTATTGCCACTAAACATAGCACCTACTGTGTCCTGGATATATTCTGCTAATGTATCGCTACCAATGTATAAAGTTGTGCCAATTTTTACTGCATTACTTGCAATATATAAATCAGAAGCAGTCCCATCACCATCAAACATTTGACGAAGTGTGGTATCTACTCCCCCTGTTTCTCCAGTATGGAATAATTGAACATATCCCTGATTGACTGGTGTGTTTCCTAAATTTGTGTTAGCACTCATTAATCAATATCCAATTCTTTGTATAATTTTTTATCAGTCATTCGTTTTACTCCCCTACCAATATCATCAGAAATAATTGTAGGACTACTGATGAGTCTTTTTACTTTATGGTTGGGGTTGCATTCAAATTCGGTTGGGCATTTCGTTAGCTTTTCATCATGAATGCCTTGTATGTAGTCAAAAACCTTTCCACACTCGCATTTATATTCGTATAATGGCATCTATTTCCCTTCCAAATTACTTTTTAATGGTAATATAGGGGTAAAATAAATTACCCCCATATTTAACCTGTTTTCAACTATCCTTATGGATTATTGAAATTCACTACTGGTAGTGAAGTGCTTGAAGCCCCATGAGATAGAACTGCTCCGAAAAGAACATCAGCAACTACTGAAGTTGCTAAATGATCAATATCGTAAGCACTTTGCACTCTTGGTGCTACTTGTTGTGCGAAATACACACCATTTCTATTGAAAATAGTTGCACTTTCGTCACCTGTTCCACCATCATCGTCCCAATCAACACTTGGAATAATATCCATGCCATAAGCTTGGATTACTTTTCCTGAAACATTAGGATTAACAGCATCACCTCTCTTTTGAGCTTCTGTGAAGTCGCCTAAAGATAGTAATGACATATAGAATGCTGGAGAAGCATATAAGAATGTATCTCCATCTGTGTAGTCAAATCCTGCATCTAATAGTTTTTGCAAACCACTTCTTACTAAAGCAGTAGTTGCAGTATTATCAGCAGCAAGAGTTACATCATTACCTGTAGCAGCTTGTAGAATATCTACTGCGATGTAGTTTTCTACTTTCTTTGCTAAAGCATAACCCATTGATTGAGCATAAGCATTGAATAAATCTGCAGATTCTTGAACCTTCACGATGTCATCGATTCTTTTTGCTTCGTAATGATGTTGGTTAACTGTTAAATCAATTTTCCCATCAGTATTGTTTGTATAAGTTACTGCAGTTCCTGCTGTTTTTGATGCAGCAGTTTCTTCAGTTACTTTAGGGATATGTAGTATGTCGCCACCACCTGATAGCATTGAAGAGAAATCTAATACTCTATTTTTTAGATCAAACTTTCTTTCAGCATAATCTAAAATTGCATCTCTCCAAAGCTCAGGAATGAACGAAGCTGCAGTTGTTGGTGTTACATTACCATCAGCCATTTTTTACTCCTTAATTTTGATACCCATCTACAATCTGTTGCCAAAGTTTAGGATTCTTCTTTGCTTTTTGTCTATCTTCTTCAGATAAATCAGCAAATTTAGTGTTTCCTGCAAACTTCCCTGAAGAAGTTACTTCTTTAGCATCACTTACTTGCACTTTACTTTTACCCAATCTTTCAATGTGCTTCTCTAATTTAATTGTAGATAAGTCTTGATATATTTCTTGATCGTCTTCTGAAAGTTGGGACAGCAAATGTTCTCTTCTTTGTTTTTCCTGCATCTCAAACTTTTCGACTTTTGGTTTAAGTGCTTCGTTTTCAGCTTTTGTGCTTTCATACAAAGTTTTGAACTCCTCTTTTTCTTCAAGTTGTTTTTGTTCTTGAAGTTTCTGATTGTCTTTGAGTTCTTTTAACTCGGCTTCTGCTGTTTGAGCCCTTTGACGATATTTCTTGCTTTCTGCAATTAAATCGCCTGTGTTATGATCCTGTGTAGGAGTTTCGGCTACTGCTTCTGTTTCTACTATTGTTTCTTCCACTGCTTGTGTGTTTTCTTCGGACATTCTGCCCCCTTCTGTTATTTTATCGTTGTTGTTTTGGATACATACTTTTTAATGTTTCTATCCAAAAGTTCTTTGCCGAATCGTTCGGCTATAAATTCTTTATTCTTGTTAGACAAGTCATAGATGTCATATCCTCTTTTCTGATTGCCTAATACTATCTCACCTCTATCATAAGTTATGATTGCAGTATCAGTCTTTCCTGATGCTCTCATGCCTCGTAAAGTTCTACCAGTTAATCTCATATTCACAAATGATGTAGTAGTGTCTGTAGATTGTCCTTTGTATGCTTTTAATTTACCACTTCTACCTTGCATACTATTGGCTTTGTATCTTTTGTAGGTATCGTTTTTATATCCATACCCACTCTTACCATTTTGGAATTTACCCTCACTTGCATCAAGTGTAATTTTATCAATAGTGTCTTGTGCTAACTTGCTCATTACTTTAGAGTTTGGTTTTACTACTTGGTCTATTCTCATACTCTAATCCAATCGTGTCTGCAATTATATCCACCTCTACCACCAAAATCTACATAACCCAAAGCATCAATTTCTTTTCGTGTTAAAGGTGGTTCTTGCAATGCTCGTTGGCATACTTCTCTTGTTTTGTTATCGCTTACACCAACATATTGAAATCTAACTTCAGGAAATTTCTCAAATGCTTTTGCTCTTGATGTGTTAGAGAATCTTGCAAAGGCATCGCCAATCAAGAATGAAGTTTCACTACTACTAATAAAAGTGCCTACACCAAATCCAGTTGCAAGTCCTGACACAATTTGTGCATTAGTTTGTCCAGTAATAATACCCCTTAACATTGCATTCTTTAATTGATCTGCATACTGCCTTGCTTGTCCTGTAAGATATGTCATTTCAAAATCTCTTAATTGTCTTAATGTTTCAATACTTACTGCAGGAACTCTTGCTAATTCTCTACGACTTAATTCAGCAAACACCAATGCTATTTGGTTATCATAAGCATCACTTACTCTTTGCAATAATCTACCATACCCTAATCGTTCCATTTCGTCAAAGAAATCTATTTGTTTAGCAAGTCGCATTAATTCTGTATCAGACACTTGTGTAAGTCCTGCTACAAGATTATCCAACTTATCAATTAACTGTTGTTGGATATTTGCTATCTCTCTGTTGAAAAAATCTAAATTAGCCAACTTGGTTTCCTATTTTATCAATAATAGATTGTGTTTCGTCTTGTTCTTGTGGTTGTTCAGCATCTATTTGTTCTACAATGCCTTGTATTTCTTCTTCTTGTAAATCAGGGTTTTTCTTTCTTAAATAACTTTGTCTTGTTTCAATATTGTTTTGAAATGCCCAATCATAGTATTTGATTTCTTCATCTTGACTCATAGGCACTTCTCTTTCAGCAAAGTCTATACTGAATTGATCCCCAAGATTGATACCACCTGATACTTCACATATTCGTTGTGCAATCTTAAATTGTTCTTTCTCAAATGGTCTATAAATTTGTTCTATATCACTACGAAGTGAATCCATTAAATCCAATTGACCCATTTTCTTTGACAATCCACTTTCTTGTTGTGAATTAGTCCAGTTAATCTTGACATTGTTTGCTTGTGCAATACTATCTACCATATACTTGGTTGATTCAATCATGGCTTGGACATTCGCATTCGGAGTTGCATAATTAAAGTTAGCACCTTCAGGTAATACTAATGCTTTATCTTGTCCCATACTAATTCGTTGTTCAGTATCTAATCCTGTAAAGACTGGTTGCCCTAATTGGAATCTACCATGTAAAGCTAATTCTGTAAGCATAATGTTTATGGATCGCATACCATCTACAAGATCACTTGCCCCTTCTCTAAAGAAATCTCTCGTGAATGGGTGTCTATGTGCTATGTTAAATGGTAGTATATCTCCATAAGGATTTCTATCATCAGGAACTATAGAAGTAATCTTACCTCTACTGCTAATCATAAAGTGTTTGCCTTCCATATCATCAGTATCTTTACTCCAAAACATATACTGTGCATCTTCTGTTCTTGCTTGTAGATGTGATTCTGCTTGATACATAATAGCAAAAGGTTCATCTTCGTTTGGTTTAAAGAATGGTGTAAAGAAATGGATTGGTCTATACTTTAGTTTATTTTGGCTATTATCCCAATGAGTATATAGTGCTTCTGTACCTAATAAGTAAGTAAGCTGCTCAAATTGTTTCATAAACGAATCTAAGTCCCCAATAACTTCATTGTACTTATCGTTATATCGTACTGGAGATTGTTGATATACTAATGCTCTACGACTAATGATGTTTCTTACAAGATTGATATACATTGGTGGAATTTGTGATAAACTATCACTATCAAAATATCCTTTAATGTCTTGTTCAAGGTTAATTCCCTCAAAGTAATCAAGAAGTCTTTCTCTTTGTTCCATTTCTGAATTGTGTCCTTCTTCAATCGTTTCCATCAGAAGATCATACAACATCTTTTCTGTTAAATTATAAATTATCATGTTTCATACCTTTTATAAAATTTTTGTTCATCAGACTGCATATTTTCCATATATCTGTCTGTAAACTCTTTAATGAGTTCTTTGTTTTCTTTATCTT